GGGCCAAGCGGGCAATCGAGGCCTACTACGACTGGGAGGCCAACTTCATCGTCGCCGAAATCAACTTCGGCGGTGAGATGGTGCAGCACAGCATTCAGGTGTACGAGGACACGCTGCCGGTACGGGTGGCGCATACCTCACGGGGGAAGGACCGTCGGGCTGAACCTGTCGCCAACCTGTACGAGAAGGGTAGGGTTCACCACATTGGGTCATTCCCCGAACTGGAAGAGCAAATGACCACCTGGGACGCCAAGGATCCAGACGACAGTTGGTCACCCGACCGCATGGACGCCTTGAACTGGGCCATGCACACGATGATGGTGGCCAAGACCCGAATCAATCAGTCGCAAGCCGACGACTACCGATTGGCAGGTAGACGATGACCTGGGGAACGCTCGAATCAATTGTCGATCCGTGGTCCTTCCTGGATTACAAGAAGACGTTCCAGAACCGCCTGACCATCCACCACGGCATGGCAGTGCCCAACTGGGCACAGGAACACGGACGCCGCCTGACGGCGTACACGATTCTGGAGGACTACTACCGCACCAGCGCCCGCCGCTGGCTGAACACCCAAGACGAAGAGGTCAAGGAAGGGCGCCGAGAGTATGGGGACCCGTATCTGGTGGTGGAGGCAGTGCTTTCCAGCATCATTGGCGACGAGCAGAACCTACAGGTGGATGGCTACACAGATGAGCAAGCAGCCCTGGAGCAGATTGGTCCGCCGGTCGAAGGTGCCCCACCGTCGGAGAACGAGGTCTCAGGACCGGCGACGGCAGTCTTCGATCTCATCACCGACTGGATGCAGAAAGAGCGCTTTCTCCTGAAGTTGAACGAGGCCGAGCGCAAGGCCATCAAACTGGGCGACGCCGTGTACGTCCTCGGCTGGAGCGAGCAGAACGAGCGGCCCCGCCTACGAGTGTACGACCCTGGTTTCTACTTCCCGGTGCTGGACGACTGGGAGAACGACAGCGACTGGCCGAAACGAATTCACATAGCCTGGGAGTACGAGAAAAATGTGGGAGGCCGGAAGCGCAAATTCCTGAGGCGAATCACCTGGGAGATGCGTCCCACCACCACTACGACCACGCTGCCATGGAACAGCAAGCCCCACACAGAATCCTGCTGGATGTTCGAGCGGGAGTGGGAGATCGGCAACGACGAGAACCTCAACGGTGACATTGACGATCTCAGCAACAGCACCGGCACCGAGATCAAGCCGGAGACCGACCTGGAGATCGACTTCATCCCGGTGGTGCACCTGCCCAACACCGTGGCAGAAGACGAGCACTACGGGACCAGCACCCTGAGCCCAATCCTCCAGATCATTGACGACGTGCAGGGTTGCGACCGGCACCCCACCACTGAGCGTCCGAGGCACGCTGGGCCGCAACGAGGAAGGGAAGGTGACGGGATACGGGCCGGGTCAGGTATTCGAGAGCGAGAACGGTGCGGAACTCCTGGACACGAGCCGTTCGCTCGACGCACTGCTCAAGTATCAGGAGTCCCTCCTGGACCGCATGAGTGTGAACGGTCGTATCCCGAATACTCTGCTGGGTCGCATTGACCCAAGCAAGGTCCCCAGCGGCATCGTGCTCACATTGTCTTTCCAGCCACATAGCAACATGGTAAGGCACATGCGGCTCGTGCGACAGGACAAGTACGATATGTTGCTCAGGTTCGTTTTGCGCATGTTCATGCAAAACGGAGTTGTGGACGAATTCGTGCAGCCTCACCTGGCTTTCGGTGCATACCTGCCTGCCGACAAGCAGGAGACCAGCACCATCGTCTGGAACCTGATCGCCAACCACGCCATCAGCCTGGAAACTGGCGTCAGCCTGCTGATGCAGGCGGGCTACCCCATCGACGACATCCAACGGGAAGTCATCCGCATCATGTCGCAGAACTACGAGGGCGCCAAGACCGTGGCCGAAGCCAGCGGCGACATCAACGCCAGCCGAGCCATGCTGGGCCTGGATCCAGTACCGCTGGACAGTATCGGGCAGCCGGTGGGCGGCACCCCGGTAGAAGGGGAAGAAGTGCCAGGCGGGACGCCGTTTATCCTGCCTGAAGAGGCAGCGATACCGCCTGCGTTCTAATGGTGTTACAGTTCCCAAAACCCACTCCGATGGAGGCAGCATAATGCTGAAGTACAAGGCACTCGGAATCTGGATCGACGGAACATGGGTTCCCATTGTTTCGGGCGGTGCGGACGACGGGGACGACGACGGTGCTGACGACGACACCGACGACGGCGACGATGAAACCGACGACGACGAAAAGCCACCGCCCAAAGCCAAGGGACGGCAGTTCGGCGAGGACAGGGTCGAAGCAATCGTCAAGAAGAGGGTCGGGCAGGCCCAGCGTCGGGCTCGGCAGGACATGGCCAAGGAACTTGGCTTCGATTCTGTCGACGACATGAAGGCCGCATTCCAGAAGGTCAAGGACGGCTCCTCGGAAGAGGAAAAGGACTTGGCCAAGGAGCGTGAGCGCAACCAGGCCACAAAGGCCGAGAACGAACGCCAGAAGGCTGAAGTCGCACAGGAACGCCTCAACCTCAAGGTGGAGCGGCGGTTGCTGGCGAAGGGTGCCGATCCCAAGCGGGCCGAAGGGGCAGTACGCCTCATCGGTCTCAACGTGGATGACGAGCCGGACGCCGACGACATCAAGGAAGCCGTAGAAACCTTCCAGGAGGAGTGGCCGGAACTGTTCAGCGGAGATGGTGGTGGTGGCGACGACGAAGACGAGACGCCGCCGAAGTCCCGTGTCCCAGGGAGCGATCCAGGGAGGCAGCCGAAGTCCAAGCCCAAGGGCAGCGCCGCAGAGCGTGCGTCCAACCGGCTGGCAGAGCGGCACCCCGAACTCGCAAAGGGCTAACCCCAACCGTCTGCCCACAAAGGAGGAAACTAAGTGGGTACGCAGATTGCGACCTCATCGGAGGGCTTCAACAAGGCCTCCGACAAGTCGTGGATTCGCATGCGGATGGGTCTCGACTCCATGCTGCCGATCACGTTGGACATCTCAACGTTCGACGCAGAGCACATCGCCCAGGGCTACCTGCCCAGCGGCATTGCTCTCGGCGTGATCACGGCATCGGGGAAGTACGGCCCCTACAACAACGCTGCCCTCGACGGGACTCAGACCCTGGTGGGGCACCTTTTCGAAGAGGTCAAGGTCACGGCCCTGACCGATCCGGACTGTGGTGCAGCGTTGTTCTGGACGGGTGTCGTGCGGGAGAACCGTCTGCCTGCCTTCACGGGTACCGGCAACAACAAGGGTGAAGTGGACGCCGCCGGTAAGGTGGAAGTCACTTCCTGGATCAAGTACGTGTAGGGGGTGGATGACACATGCCGAACATCCTCTACGATCTCGTCGACGTTGGCGAACTGACCCACTACGTTCGTGCCTACGACAACGAGGTCCTCAAGAACCAGTTCACCCTCGACCGTTGGCTGCCCAACAGGCAGATTCCGGACCTCGAGTACCGGATTCGGCAGGGCACGCTGAACGATGTGGAGACGGCCGAGTACCGTGCATGGGACACCCCGGCACCGTTCACCGGGCGTCCGGGCATCACTCGGATCCGTGGTGAGATCCCCCCGGTCAGCCGGGCGATCCCCCTCGGTGAAGAGGAGATGCTCCGGCTGCGCACGCTGGACCGGGGTACCAACGACCCGCTGATCAATGCGATCTACGACGACAGCGAACTCATGGTCCGCTCCGTCCAGGCTCGCATCGAACTGGCCAGGGGTCAGTTGCTCACCACGGGCAAGGTGACGTTCAACGAGAACGGTCTCCAGATCGAGGCGGACTTCGGCCTCCCGGCCAACCACAAGGTGACTCCCATCGCCCTGTGGACGGACACGACCAACGCCAAGCCCCTGACGGACCTGCTCACGTGGACGGAGTTCTACGTGGACGAGAACGGCACCACCCCCGGCACCTGGCTCATGAGCCAGGCTCGGGTCTCGAACCTGATGATGAACGCTGAGTTCCGTCAGGCCGTGGCCTTCGCCGGGACCACGCCCAACCGGATCAACCGGGACGTCGTGGACGCCGTACTCGCCGCCAACGGAATTGCTCCGATCTCCACGTACGACGTGAAGGTCCGGGTGGGCCAGGCCAACGGCACGATTGCACAGACCTCGGTGCTGGACCCTCAGTTCGTCCTCGGCCTGCCTCCGGCGGGCACCCCCATGGGGGAGACGTTCTACGGTGTCACTGCCGAGTCGATCGTGCTGGCAGGCAAGGGTCTGATCGATCAGACCGCCATGCCTGGGATCGTGGCTCTGACCCTTACCCAGGAGCACCCCGTCCAGACGTCCACGCTGGCGACTGCCGTCGCACTGCCCACCATGGCAGCGCCGAAGGCACTGATCGTCGCAGACGTCGCCTAACAGCGATTGTGGAAGGGCCGGGGTCTCGGCTTGACCCCCTAGCCCCGGCCCGACCACAAGAAGGGAAATCACATGCCCCGACAGCGACTCCGCACCGTAACCGTGTTGACTGAAGACGGCAGCGCCGTACTGGTCAGTCCGGACGAGGACCTGCCGCCCGGTGTCAAGGACGGCGACATCAACGAGAGGGCTTTCGAGCCCTGGCCGGGTGAAGAGGAAGTCGAGCACGACCTCTCCGGTCTCGAATACGACGACATGACGGCCAAGGAGTTGGCGTCAGAAGTCAAGAACCGTGGCCTGGAGCCCACGTCCCAGAAGAAGGCGGATCTCATCACCGCTCTCGAGGAAGACGATGCCAGCCACTAGCGACGAACTGGCGTATGCTCGGTCCTGGATTGGCGAACTGGAAAGTGACGCCGAGTTCAACGAGCGTGTTGACCGCCTGGAGGCCACGAGCAGTGACCACACCCAGGCGGTCAACGCCGCCATCGAAGAGTCCATCCGAGCACGGATCACCGTCCTCACACTGGACCAGCCCACCAACATGTCGATTGGTGGCATCAGCATCGGGTGGGGAGCCAACCTTCAATCGGCTCAAAAGCATCTGGAGGAATTCATGACCGGGCCGAACGGCTCACAGCACTACGGCGTCACGGTCATTGATCGCCCCGATGTGAGGTAGCGCCATGCCGGTGGTAGCCGGAAGCGAATTTGTAGACGCCCTGCTTCGACCTGACCGATCAGTGGGGCGTATTATCTTCAAGTGGCAGAACACAGTCATCAAAAATGAGTTCACAGTCCAGGACATGACCCGACGTCGGGCCGTCAGCCTGATTACCCGAGAGGTCAAGCAAGAACTCCGAGACGCCAACGACACGCACCTGGACCGCCTGCGCACCGGCTTCTTCGATAAGATCTACCTGGAAGGCGCCCGCAGCACGTCGCCGGACTTCGTCATGCTGCCTACTGACCGAGGGGCCGTGCAGCGGCTGAGTCTCGAACACTACATGAAGATGCGCAACGCTCGCAGTTACGCTGCCCGAGACAGCGAGCGTTTCGTCAACCATGTGTGGGAAGACACCCAGAGCCGCCGCAAGCGCTTCGGCAGGACGACCAACTACCTGGGCAAATCAATGTTCAAGGCTGGTCGGGGTGGAGCGCTTGGCCCTGACGTCCTGGAAATGAACCAGGTCAACATCGACCGGAGGTACGGCGTCAAGGCTGCTATGGGCAGTGACGGGCGGCAGTGGGGTCTGGAACGCTACGCTCGGTTGCAGGGTGACGCCTACGCTCAGAAGTTGCACAACCTAGGCGCCCTTGCCGGGGCAGAGCGTGAAAGGTTGAAGGGCAAGCAAGTCACCATCATCGTGCACGACGGCCCCGACTGTGGCTGGACCTACCACGCCGATCCGCTGAAGGCCAACGGCCTGCGGGTCAGCATTGAAGACGCACGGGCCAATCCCATTGCCCATCCGCATTGTGTTCGACGTTTCTCGATTTCCACTAAGAAGGATGATCGAGAAAAAATGTCGAGGCAAAAGTCCAAGGTTGCGAAAGCGGTTAAGGGTGTGGTCCTGGGCGCAGCGGTCACCGGGCTCAGTGCCTACGCAGCCAGCGCCGTCAGCAACATGGCAGCGGCAGCGGGGGTGCGCTTTCTAGGGAGCCAACTGTTCGAGGACTGGCTCAACCACCTGCGCAGGCTGATTGCCCAAGGCGACATGACCGCACAGACCTTGTTCAACCGTGCGCTCACCTTGCAGGAGCGCTTCCTGCCCAACTGGGACGAGGTGGTCATCGCCAGGGCACGGGCCATTGACATCAGCACCCGCCGTCCCTTGGAATTCAAGGTGCAACGGGCATGGCCGGGTGGACCGGAGTGGTCCAGCCTGCCCATTGAAATCGACCGGCTCCGGGCTGCGGGTGACCGCATCCTGTACCACGCCGAGCACGTCGGGGACGATGCCAAGCGATTTCTCAACACCATCCTACCGGGGCACCGTGATGAAGAGCAGTTGCAACTGCTGTTTGAATCCACCAACAAGATGCTGCGCAGCCGAGAAAACCGAGCCAACCTGCGCAGCGTCATCAACGCCGAGATTCAGCGCCGCAACCTGGTACACCGGGTGCTGTTGAAACTACCGGGAGGTGAGCAGTTCGCCAGCAAGGTCAGCATGACGTGGACCAGTTGGGGCGAACGCCTACGCCTTGACCCTTTCGACTGGCTGCGGGGACACGTCAACTTCACACCTACGGGGTTGATCAAGTCCCTCTCGTTCTTCCCGAAGACCGCCTACCGAGGCGTCATCAAGATGTATCAAGATGGCTCCATCGGTGGGCACATCAGCGCCCTACCCAAGAACTTCTTGAATGGCATCTTCCGGGCCATTGTGGAAATCGACGAGCATGGCGCACTGGTGGGCAACATTCGCATCGTACCCAAGGGGCCGCTGAACGTCACCTTCAACT